TTATACCAAGAGAATTTCCACGCTCTCCCCAAGTTATTTGATCATAGTCTTCCCCAACAACTGAAATAGTAGCACTTGGATCAAGAGCAATAATTGCGTGGAAAATATCGTAGGATGTGTTATCAGCCATTATGCAATCTCCATAAGAGTAATATAACTTGCTCCTGAATTGCTATCTTTATTAACATAACAGGCAAGCACATTAGCGGCGGCTAATTTAATAGTGTAAACAACAGCACTAGTCGAACTAGGAGAATCCACATAAAGGATTGAAAATCCACCATTTCTAAATGTCTGTGCTGTGTAGTTCCACAAATTTGCTTGGATGTTATGAATCAACGTCCCATCTCGATCCACTTGTAAAGTTATTCTTCCATTAACATTATCATCGTCCTTCTGTAGCCCATTCATTGTGGCAAAAACAATGATTTTATTGCTAGAACTTGCTGGTGTTATAGTAGCTGTAGTTCCAGTTGATACGGAGCTAGTGCCTGTAGTTACCTGTGTTGCGTAACTGGCGTATACGACCTGTAAAATTTTACCCCCACTAGGGGTGGCCCACGCATTGTCTCCTCTCAGGAAGGTGGTTGCATCTGCTGTACCAGTAGCGCTGAGCATCGCTATATCCACTGCATCAGTAGCAATGGTAAGTGCTGTTGCACCAGTAACATCTCCGGTATGTGTAGCGTTTGTTACTTTAGCGGTGTTGGCTGCAATCTCAGTATTAATAGAGTTTGCTAGTTTTGCAGCAGTTACAGCATCGTCCTGAATCTTAACGGTAGATACAGAATCATCAGAGGGTTCCCCAAAGTCAACAACGTCACCAAGAAACTGTACGGTTACATTGTCTGTACCTGATGGGGTTGTTGCTGTGGTCGTCAGGGTTGTACCACTTACGCTATATGCGTCTACTGGAGTCTGACGTACACCATCTATAAACAGGAGTACAGTTGCAGTAGTAGAGGCTTTAGACAGGGTAAAGGATGTACCACCGCCATCGAATGACTGTACCCCGTATGCCCCAATGTCAGGCGGTTGATTTCCTATATAGCTCATATTATGACCTCATCCCATACTTGCGTTTCTTCATTCCAGATGTAATCGCCATCAGGTCTTGGTGTGGGTGCTTCCCATAAACAGGTTGCCTCATCTAAAGTCCATGAAGGGAATGGGCTAGGTGGAATAAAAGCATCTCTAATTTGGTCATACTTGAACCCAACACCAGCATAATTTTTTCTAAAAGGGACACCACCTAACTGGTGAATTCCATTTACTGTGTTGTAGGAAGTTTGCACCCAAGTACCTCCAAACGCACCACTTAAATATTTAGCCCCAACGGATTCTGTCTCTGTTCCATCCTTTTCTTTAGTGTCCTCGTCATCGACAACCACTACTCTAACAACCTTTAAGAATGAGTTTAATTCTGCAAAGTGTGCCATATTATTTTCCTAGTTCTGGAATTTGTATCGGATAACAACGATGCCAGAACCGCCAGCAGCGCCATCTTCAGAACTGGAATTGGTGTGGTTTCCTCCCCCACCTCCAGACCCTGTATTTACTGTACCGGCAGATGCAGCGCCTTGACCACTACCACCACCACCATTACCACCACCACCCGCACCACCATCGCCCCTCATATCTGAAGTGGAATAAGCGCCTCCGCCTCCTCCACCACCGCGAGTTACGGTACTACCACTAATTACAGACGGTAATCCATCACCACCATCACCACCAGAACCACTGGCTGAGTTTGAACCAGTAGCGTCTGCACCATTCTCTTTAGCGCCTCCGCCACCTCCACCATGTCCTTCAGAGGCTGCTCCACCATCTCCTCCTTGACCAACAGTTCCGTTACCGCCACCAGCGCCAACGGTGTCCCAACCCCAACCAGTACCACCGCCACCACAGCCACCGTCTGCGGCAGAAGTTGGAGCGCTACTGCCAGCCTGACCAGAACCTCCGCCAGTAGAAGTAATTGTGCTGAAAACGGAGTCGCTTCCCGCATTACCGTAAGTAAGGGTAGTTGTCTGTGCAGCACCACCAGCGCCAATCGTCACATTATAGTTTTGTACGGAAACACCCAACTTTGACTCAAGCGATGAACTGCGACCAGAAAGAGTGTCACCAACACAGGAATTCCTGAAACCACCAGCCCCACCACCACCGGCATAGTAGTATCCACCACCACCAGCGCCACCCGCGATAACCAGATACTCAACAGAATTAGAACCCGCCGCATTGCCAACTGAAGAAACAGCAAATCCGTTTGATCCTGTTTTGGTAGCGGTAAAAATATGGTATTTATAATCACCGTCTGTTACACCCGCCGCTGTATCTGGGCCTGTTGCCGACATATATGCTGGTGCTTGAGCGGCGGGATTAGATTCATTAGCCCCTGAAGCAACCACCCAACCCTGCGTTGCATCCACATAAACTATTCTTACACCCTGCCTCTCATATGCCAATGATAAATCAGTGGTTGCACCCTTCAGATTTAGAGACTGAGGATCAAGGGTTAGTATATTTGTATCCCAAGTGCCAGCATAATCAACCAATTCAATAGTGTCACCAACACTAGCGGAGGCTGGAAGTGTTACCGTAAATGCTCCAGAAGTTGTATTACATGGATAACCATTTCCGGCAACAGCGGTAAATCCTGTGGTTTGTACCGATTGCCATGAGGTTCCAGTTTCTATTGTTGACCAAGCATTATCACCCCTTAAATAAGTTGTTGCAGAGGCTGTGCCAGTTGCAGATAGCATTGGAATATCTACCGCATCCGTTGCAATGGTAACCGCTCCAGCATTAGTCATGGTTACATCGCCTGACAATGAAGCAGTCGTAAATCCTGTACCGTCGCCGATGATAATTTGAGTATCTGCTACAGCTTTGTCCGAAGGAACACCTGATGAACTAGCGTCCCGCACCTTTATGGTATTGGACGCCATGTCAGACAACTTGGCATTAGTTACTGTGCCATCTGCTACGCTGGCTGCTTTCCAGTCAAACCCATTGGTTGCCGTGGAATCTGCTGTTAAAACATAATCATTCGTGCCAATGCCAAATCGGGTTTCTGAATCGACTGTGTTGTAAGCTAGCAAGTCGCCTTTGGTTGTCAGCTTGTCAGTACCGACGATAGATACCATCTGCCATTCTGAAGAGGTAGATGAATACTTCATGTACTGATCGTTTGTCGGGCTTGTGGAACTGACGGCAGTACCCTGGATGGAATCTACCGTCACCACACCGGCGTTGGTCATGGATGCATCGCCGGATAATGCGGCGGCGGTAAAGCCGGTGCCGTCGCCAATAAGGATCTGGGTATCCGTAACCGCCACATCCGAAGGTGCGCCGGATGAATTGGCGTCCCTGACTTTTACCGTATTTGCCGCCATGTCGGCCAGGCCGGAATTGGGAATGGCAGAGAAGGTGTTGGACGAGCCACTCATTGTCTTGTTGGTGAGTGTGTCCGTGGTGGCTTTGCCTACCAGGGTGTCCGTGGCGTTGGGCAGGGTAATCGTCCTGTCGGCGGTGGGATCGGTAACAGTTACGGTGGTCTCGTAAGCATCAGCCGTGGCACCTTCAAACACCACATCCACACCGGTATCCAGTGTCAGCGACGTGGTGGCCTTTACCGTAGTGCCTTCCAGTGCGGCGAATGTGCCAGCGGCAGTAGCAGAGCCGCCGATAACTGCCCCATCTATAGTGCCTGCGTTTACATCCACAGAGTTATCAGTTGCAACCGATACGGCAAGAGTTATCCAGTTATCGTTGGCCTCGTTTCTTAATTTGAGTAGATTATTTGTCGTGTCGAACCAAAGCAGTCCTGCCGAGATACTGGTTGCCGGTGCGGATGCAGAGGTGTGGATTGCGTTGACAGCCGCGTCTACAGAGGGAAAGGATTGCTTGATAATTTTCTTCAGCAATCTCAGGTGGTCATCTCCGGCTGAGACATTATCACTCGCTGCGGGGTTGGTGATGACAAGATCGTTGACGTAATTTCCGGTTTCCAGTGCCATTACGGATTACCTGATGTGTTTATGATTCTCAAAACAGAGCCTGAGTGACGATCCAGTGCATCTGCTTTTTGGATTTTGCTGATTGCCTCGTCATACCCACCTTTCCACACCAGTATGTCCGGGTGGTTTTGTAAAAATGGTGCAGATTCGAGCAAAGCGCCGTAAAGGTAAACGTCAGGATTGTTTGTCAGCATCGTATTGGTTGGTGATGCGTCCGAAAGTGCGTCTACCTGTTTGTAATAAGTGATCTCAACGGTGTAAACAGCGTCGGGGGCGGGGCCGAGATGGTAGTTGTCACCAATGATGGTGTAGGTCAACGGCTTACCGGATGCGCTGCCTGCCCACAGCCTGTCCATCATTTCCGGCGTTAGGTATTCAAGCGGTGTAATAGGGTCCGTGTTGAGCGAGAAGTTACGGCCACTTAAATAAGATGTTGGCAGGGCATAGCTTCTGGTGCCTGCAACAGTTGAATCCGTGGTTGTGGTTTCCATTAGGCGAATCCGCAATTCACGATTGAATCTGGTTTCTACCAGAGTAATAAAATCAGGAATGCGTGATGTCAGATCATCCCTATCTAACCAGTCGGCTATTGACGATTGGAGAGTTGAATATGTATTTATAGCCATTAAATCTCTCTTAATGTAGAGCTAAATATCCGTATTGATAGGGATACGATGGATACATCACTCCCAAAGGAACACCCTCTCCATGAAACCCCAGGCGAATCCGATTAGGTACTACAGATATAGCAACTTGCTTCATCTGCTTAATTCAGTCACATATACTGTAGATGTTCCAGAAGCCGTGATCGCAGCGCATTTATTCGCTTCACTCACCCGGAAGAAATAAGGTGTGCCAGCAGCCACATAAACATGGGATGCAGTTGCTGTGGGTGCAGTACCAAATGTGATGAAGCAAGCGGCTGTCGCCGTTACCATTACATCATTAATTTGCGTTGCAAACGCATTACTAGTGGCCGCACTTGATGTAGAAGCAGATATGCTTTGCGTGACCCCCGGTCTGAAAACATTGCTGTTTACATTTTTCATAATTTTGCCTATAGGGTTGTTGGTGCTACTTTGAAATATTTAAAATCGGGATCGTTCACATACCGGGCGAGTAACTTCATATCTTTTTCAATAGCTCCGTTGGTTTCTTTCATCCACCTTTCCCAGATCGTGACTGGAATAGAAGCCGCGTGATGCCACTCACCACGTTTACCCATCGTGAGCTTGTCGCCGTACGCATTCATTCGCCGTTTGTTTTCTTCGAGAACAGATGTGACGTCCTGCACAGTGTTAAAAAGGATCGTGTTGTCCACTTCATCAAAGTGCATGTCGGTACGACGCTCTGGTGTTTGCTGTATCACCCCTTTTTTAGACATAGCCGATGTCTCCTACCTTGGGTGCGCCGTCTTTAGGATCAGCATC